AACAAGCGCTGCGAGAGGCGATGTGGGCTCAGCTCATCTCGAAGAGGCGCCTTGGTGCCTAACCGCATCGTCCGCGAGAGCATTTTGACGAGTGAATCAGTCTGCTCGTTGGGATGGCCCGAGGAGGTGTTTTACCGCAGGCTGTTTTCCATCGTCGACGACTACGGTCGCCATGAGGCCGGGCTGCAACTGCTCCGCTCTCGCTGCTACCCCTTGCAAACGGACCATGTACGTGTGGCCGACATCACCCGCTGGATGGCCGCGTGCCAGAAAGCCGGTCTTGTCGCTCTCTACGAAGTGGCCGGCAAGCAGTATTTGCAGGTCGAGAAGTTCGGGCAACAGCAACGGTCTCCTAGCAAGTGTCCACCCCCGCCGGCGCTTGATAGCAACTGCCAGCAAACGCTAGCAAATGAGCCCGGAGACGTATCCGTATCCGTAGACGAAGGTAGCGCCGCGTCGCAAAGCTCCGCAACGCCGTCTCCGGCTTTCGATGGGAAAAACGTCGAAGCCTTGAACGGTCGCGCGGTGGTGTCTCTTGCTCGCTCGTGGGAGCTCTCCGAGGAGTGGGGCGTCGATGCGGAGTCCTTGGGCTGGAAGCGCTCCGAGGTACTCCTTGAGGCCGAGAAGTTCCGCCAGTACTGGACTTCGGGGCGTGGCAGCGGCAAGCGGAAATCCGTTCGAGGCTGGCGGCAATCGTGGTCGAACTGGCTCGGCAAGGCCGCAGAGAGGCGCAAGTGAAGACCTACAAGGACCGAAGGACGGGCGACGAGGTGACCGTGCGGGACGAGGATCCTCCTCCTCCTCCACAGCCCTGCATGGTCTGTCGCGGGATGACGTTGCACGCCACCCTCGTCAACTACGGGCGGCGATGCTTCGGCTGCTACGAGGCGTACTGCTCCGCAGGCGTCGGCGGCTCTGGACTCGTCAAGGACACACCAGCGCAGGCGGAAATGCGCAAACACGTGAAAGGGAGAGCATGAGTTACGAGCAGAAGGACAACTCCGGAGCCTTGTTCAAGAACGAGGAGCGCGAGGGCGATTCCCAGCCTCACGCGAAGGGGAGCGCGATCGTCAACGGCGTCGAATATTGGGTCTCCGCGTGGACCAAGGAAAGCAAGGCCGGCGCACGCTATCAATCGCTCGCGTTCACGCGCAAGGATGGCGCGAAGCGGCAACGTCGAGACGACGGTGACATTCCGTTCTAGCCATGACTCCCTGCATGGGCGGCTGGTGCCGCTTCCGCGAGCGATGCGCGCACTACACGTCCCCTCGCTCACGGGATGAGCCAGCGGAGCGGCTGTGCGACCGGGGAGTAGAGCTCGAAATGTTTTTTGAGGCGAGCGATGGGACGGTGCAAGAGCAAGACGGTGGACATCGTGGCGACGATTCATCGCAATCCACAGACCTATCGCGAGATAGCGCACTCGTGCGACTGCAACGAATACACGGTTTCACGGGTGATGGGCGAATTGCGCAAGGCCGGGCTCGTCCGATTCAAGGCGTTTGCGGATTACCAGATCACTGCATACGGAACGAAGATCCCCCGTCGCAACGGGAAGTTGCCTAGCGTTTGGGAGTGGACGAAATGAGCGTTAAGACGACCATTCTTCAGCTGCTACCTTCCGGTGTATCGGTCAAGGATATCCACAGTCCGCGCCAGACCGTGAACCGAGCCCTTCGCAGGCTCGTGGACGAAGGAATCGCGTTCAAGGGCGGAGATCACCACGGGGTTAGGTGGTTCGACACCCGAGAGAAGGCGAACGCATACCGCGCCCCGAGATCGGTCTACGTCAAGAGAGCTCGGCCGATCCCGATGCAGCACAAGAAAGCCACGCCAGCGGAGGCACCGGCCTTCGTCATCAAGACCAGGTCTCGGGCGGGTTGGGAGCCGGACGCTCCCATGGTCATCACGGCAAACACGAAGTACACGATCGCTCCGACTCCGCCGCAGCCCTCGCGGACGAACACGCATGGAGTACACGGGTGAAGTGCCTCGACCAGATCGATTCGTTGGTGATCATGGTCGAAGGCGTCTATCCGCACCTGACGAAAGACCTCCTGAACCTGCGGGCGCAGATCGTCCTCGATATCGCGGCAATCAAGCAATCAGCGCAGATCGTTCAGGAGAGCGGCCCTCACATCGTCATGCCCGAGGAGATCGAGTGAGAACAGACTTCCGAAAAACAATCCCCTGGTCCCGGTCCGCGCTGATGCGCGTCAACGGCATCCCCGTGGTCTACACGGCGGCCAGATGCTGGGCCGACGCCGACGTTCTCGTCCACTTGCCCGGAGCCCGCTGGTGCGCCAACGGTACCCATCCTGCAGTGCATCCCACCGTCACTCAACTGCGTGCGGCCGGCCATGAAGTCGTCCTTCCGCGGGTATGGCGATACGAGGCATGAGCGGTGCCCGTTCTCGCAGCAAGGGTGCTCGCGGAGAGCGCGAGGCGCTAGCGGTGCTGGGCGATGAGTTGGGAGTGGCGCTTCAGCGAAACATCGAGCAGACAAGGGACGGGGGCGGTGACTGCCTCCAGATTCGCGGCTACGTGCTGGAGGTGAAGCGATGCGAGACGCTGTGCATTCCGAAGTGGTGGCGCCAAGCAACGGCTCAGGCGGCGGACAAAGGTCTGGAACCTGTCCTGATGTTCCGCCAGAACCGCAAGCCCTGGCGAGTGCTGCTGAAGGCGCTTCATGGCCCTTTCCGCGAGGTGAACGTCGCAGAGTTTGCCGGCGAAGTTCGCGAGAAATGGGCGCGGCTGTATGGCGTCTATACCGCTGAGGCCGCATGAGCTACTGCAAGCATGACGTACCGCTCGAGATGAGCTGCAACCGCTGCCAAGCCGGCATCGGAGACGTGACAAGCACTGTCAAAGGCTCTGGTGCCAGATACAACGGCGGCAAGCCCGATATGTCGCTAATCCCGCTCTCGACTCTCGAAGACGAGGCGCGGGTGTGGATGTACGGCAAGGCTAAATATGCCGCATGGAATTGGGCGAAGGGCATGCCGTGGTCCGTTCCATTCGCGTGTTTGATGCGCCATCTCGCGGCTTGGCAGAGGGGCGAGGAGAACGACGCGGAGTCGGGCCTGCCCCACTTGGCGCACGCGATGTGCAACTTGCGGATGCTGACGTTCTATGCCAAAGGCTATCCAGCAGGAGACGACCGACCGCCGGCGGAGTATTTCGATGAAGTTCGCTGACTACCTCATTCGCCGCGCGCAGAAGACGCCCTATTTTCATCTAGAGGGCTATATGAATCGGTGGTGGTTGGTGCCCTACGTGGGGGCGGGGAGCGCGATGGCGACGGGTTGTGGATGGGTGAGCTGGAAACGCCCATTTACTCGCTTGCTGCAATGCCTGGACGTTGCAATCCGCGTCCACGAGATCCTGAGAAGCGATCTAGGGCGTGACCCTCACGACCATCCGTGGCCGTATATCACTGTGATCCTCCGTGGTGGGTATTGGGAGGAGCGATACCAAGGCACCGAGATGGTGAGCCTGAAATGGCACGGGCCGGGCAGTGTCTTGATGCGTGCCGCGACGGACTTGCATCGCTTGTGCTTGCCGGCGGGGACGACGACACACACACTGTTCATGACGGGTCGCTACAAACAACGCTGGGGGTTCATGACGGCCAAGGGCAAGGTGCCGCATAACGAATACCTCGCGCGCGAATGAAGCGCGAGTTTCCTGACTTCCACGCGATCCGCCCCGAGCACCAGGGCATCCATGACTCCCTGCTCAATTGGGTCCGCGTGGTCAGGGATAGCCAATTCCATACACGCCCACAGCCGATGTTTAGGTACTACCGGAGCGCGGAGGTATGGATAACCCCCGACCCGCAGATACCGACGGACTCAGAAGCCGGCTGGAAGATGGAGCGCAGCATCCGGAACCTGCCCGAGAAGCACCGGGAGGCGATCCGGTGGGCGTATATCCATCGCAGGATACCGCCGCACAAGCAGGCCCGCCGGCTGGCTATATCCGTTCTGGTATTGGGCGAGATGGTGCATACGGCCCGGACCATGCTCAAGAATCGATTCACGTGAAACGTCAACCGGATCCCTTTGAAAAGCGTTATGGCGGGGTTTAGAATCGGTTCGTCTCACAATTCGACTCCGGCTCCGGCTGTGTATGCTAGCCTGAAGGCTGGCTGCCGCATCCCCAAGGAACCCGCCCACGCTGGCGGGTTTTTCGTTTTCCGCTCGCCCGCAAACGCCCGCACGCCGCCAGGCATACACCCGGGGCCAGTTTGTCGCGGCGAGCACCTATACCCAAACTAGGCACAAGGATACCCACAATGGGTTTGCTTTCCACCAAGGCGCGCGCCGCCATGCCTAAATCCAGCTTCGGCGAGCCCGGCAAGCGAGCCTATCCCATGCCGGACAAGAGCCATGCTGCGAACGCCAAAGCTCGGGCGAGCCAAGCGGTCAACGCCGGCCGGATGTCCAAGTCCACCGAGAGCCGCATCGACGCCAAGGCCAACCGAATCCTCGGCAAGTGAGGCCGACTACCTCGACCGCTGGCTAGTCAAGATCCGAGAGGCTCAGAAGCACTGGCCTTGGCCCTCAAGGTATTGAGTTTCTCCCTGATCGCTTGACGATCTTGGCCCCTTCGGGGGCTTCTTCTTCCGGGGCGACATATGTTTTGCCGTCCATCATTCTTTGTGATCATCAAAGCCCTCAAGGCCCTCCACCGCACTCAGGAACAAATCATGAGCACTCTCGCTGACCTCTCGGCTGTCGTCGCCAAGATCGGGGCAGATATCGATGCTTTCGTGGCCGCAGATCAGGCGAAAGACGCCAAGATCGCCGACCTCCAGAGCCAGCTCGACGCCCTCAAGAATGACGCAAACGTCATCGATGCTGCCGTCGCTTCCTTGACCAACTCGGACGCCAAACTGGCGCTGCCTCCGGCGGCATGAACCCCAACGAGCGCAGGCTGCTCGGCTACAGGCTGGCAATCTGCGCAGTTGTCTACGACATGCTCCTCAAGCGCCTTGGCGTCCAAGACGTCAGACAACAGTATGTTGTATTAGCGCAACTATGAAAGACGCTCAGGACGCGGCCCGATATCGCTGGCTCAACCACGGAGCCAGTTACGAGCAACTCATCTTCCTCCTCGCAGATACCCCAAGAGGGCACTGGGACGAGCAGGTAGACGAATGGATGGAAGAAGCGAGCGGACACTCTCCGGAACCCGCGACATGGCAGAGTCCAAAGTAGTAGAAAAACGACAGAAATATGGTGGCCGCCAGAAGGGCACACCGAACCGAGTCACAGGCCAAGTCAAGGACATGATCCTTCAGGCCCTGACCAATGTCGGGGGGATTGCCTACCTTGAGGCGAGAGCTGCTGACTCGCCGACTGCATTCCTCTCGTTGGTTGGCAAGGTGCTGCCGCTGCAGGTTGCCGGCGATCCCGACAACCCCCTCCAGCACGCCATCAAGGTCACGTTCGAGTAGTGGCCGAGACCGAGGCCCGCTTCCCGCCCAAGCTCCGGTTCCTCTTCACCCCTTCCCGGTACAAGGTCGCGCGCGGCGGCCGCGGCTCTGGCAAGTCCTGGGGATTCGCCCGGGCGCTCCTCATCATCGGGGCAAGCAAGCCCACCCGGGTTCTCTGCACTCGGGAAGTGCAGAAGTCGATCCAGCAGTCGGTTCACCAGCTGCTCGAGGACCAGGTCGGCACGCTCGGCCTTGAGTCCTTCTACGAGGTTCTGACCCACGAGATCCGGGGCAAGAACGGGACCACCTTTACCTTCTCCGGGCTCTCTGACCAGACGGCCGACTCCATCAAGTCGATGGAGGGCGCGGACATCGTATGGTGCGAGGAGGCGCATTCCATGACCGAGCGGTCCTGGAACATCCTGGTCCCCACCATCCGCAAGCCCGGCTCCGAGATATGGGTGAGTTTCAACCCCGAGCTGGAATCGGACGAGACCTACCGGAGATTCATCACCGAGCCCCCGCCTGACTGCGTGTCGGTGGAGATGAATTACACCGACAACCCGTATTTCCCGGCGGTTCTCGAGGCCGAGCGTTTGCACGCTAAGGCCACGATGAAACCCGAGGTCTACGCGCACATCTGGGAAGGCAAATGCAAGCCTGCGGTGGAGGGGGCGATCTACTTCGATGAAATGTCGCGGGCGGAGAGCAGGATCGGGGCGATACCCCACGACCAACTGCTCAAGACGCATTTCGTTTGGGACCTTGGGTTCAACGACAGCATGTCGATCATTTGCGTCCAAAAGGTCGCGAGTGAGATTAGGTGCATCCATTACATCGAAGACAACCAGCGCACTCTGGCAGATTATGTGGCGCAGCTGCGCGCACTGACGCTCGACGGCCAGCCGCTGAATTGGGGCTGTCACTACATTCCGCACGACGGATGGCACAAGAAGCACCAGACGGGAAAGACGGACGCGGAGATATTGGGTGCTCTCGCTTGCTCCTGTCTCCCTGTTCCCATGTTGCATGTGGAAGAGGGAATAAGACGTGCCCGCGAAATATTCCCCCGCGTCTATTTCAACCGAGAGAGAACTGGACGATTGGTCGAGGCCCTGAAGAGATACCGCAGGCAGGTATCGACAACGACGAATGAGCCGGGCAACCCGCTCCACGACCAATACAGCCACGGTGCAGATGCGTTCCGCTACATGGCTCTCGTGAGCGACCAGATGAGCAATGACGAGTGGGGCGGGAAACTGTCCTACCCGCGATTGACGACCTGAAATCTATGGCACGAATGACCGACGACGAGCTCAGCGCTGCGCTGGATCTGGAGATCCGCAACAGCGTGGGCTACTACGGCGGCAAGCTCGCGGAACAGCGGCGCAAGGCCACGGCCTACTACCTCGCTCGGCCAGAGGGCGACCTCGCGCCCCCGGAAGTCACCGGCCGCTCAGACGTCGTCGTCCCGTTCGTCCGCAACACCATCGAGGCGATGCTGCCTCAACTGATGGTGAAGTTCACCGGCGGCGATAGCGTGGTCGAGTTCGAGGCCGCGAAGCCCGGCGACGAGCAGAAGGCCCAGAACTGCACGGATTACCTCAACTATCTCTTCTGGAAGGCCAACAACGGCCACCGGATCGCCGAGACGTGGATGAGGGATGCGCTCCTCTACAAGAACGGCATCCTGAAAATCTGGTGGGATACGCGGCAGGAGGAGAAGAAAGAGGAATACAGGGGCCTAACTCCGGTCGAACTGGCGGAGATCGTCGAGGACAAAGAGGTAGAGATCACCGGGCAGCGCTCCTACCCCGATGAAGAGATCGCCAAGGCACGCGAGCAGGCGCTGCAACAGGCTCAGGCGGCCCTCCAGAACCCGCAGACCGCGCAGCAGGCGCAGGCGGCGATCCAACAGTTGGAATCCCTTCCTCCTGCTCTTCTGTATGACGTAGAGGCTATCCGCCGTCCGTCAGGCGGCCGGATCTGCATCGAGAACGTCCCGCCCGAAGAGTTCCTGATCAACCGCACCGCCAAGAGCATCGAGTCCGCCCGGTTCGTCGGCCACCGCTTCGAGCGCACGCTATCAGAGTTGCGCTCCATGGGCTATCCCAAGAGCAAACTCGCCAACCTCCAGAGCGACGAGAGCATCTCCTCGCTCAACATGGAGCGGATTGAGCGCAACTCCTACGATGATGAGTTTGCAGCCACGGGGGACATGGACACGGCCCCCGATGACTCCCAGCGCAAATACTGGACCATCGAGGCTTACGCCAAGATAGACGCGGACGGCGACGGGATCGCCGAGCTGCGCAAGGTCACCAAGGTCGGCAGCAC